GTTGGTCTGGTGCCAGGAGTGCACCAGGTTGAGGATAACGCTGGCCAGCAGCGCGCCGATCAGGGCCGGGCTGACACGGACGGTGAAGAACTGCTCCGCCCAGGCCTTGCGTCGCGCTGCGTTCATGGTTGATCGGCGCCGGCGGCGATCGCCGTATCGATCAGGGCGTCGAGCTGGTGCTTGCAGCTGGCGTAGAGAACGGCGTCATGGCCGATATCAGCTGCAAGCGCTTGATGACCTCCGGGGTCAGTGCCGGCGCCGGCATCTTCTGCAGCAGGCTGGGATCGAACGCCGGGCATTTGCGCTCCGCGCTGGGCGGGGCAACCGCGCAGGCCGCCAGGGCCATCGATGAAATGGACAACAGCATCCTGCGCAGCAGGCTGGATGGCCTGGTCATTGGCATGCACTCCTTGGTAGGTGGTGGAGATCGCGCGCATCGCTTCCTCGCGCTTGAGCGTGAGCGCCCTCGCCTGCTCGCCGGCGCGCTCGGCCGCGGCCTGGTCGACCAGCTGCTGGTGGTCGACGCCCTTGACGTAGAAGAAGCCGGCGAAGGCAGCGATCGCCAGGAGCATCAGGCCGTAGTGGACGATGACGCCATAGGGCGGCGGGATCAGCTTCCAGAGAAGGTTCATGCGGAACTCCTATGCGGCAGGTGGCTTGGGCTCGGACCCTTCCTTGAGCTTGAGCAGGGCGCCGACACCGGCGGCCATGCTGCCGAATCCGATGCCGAACTCCTGGTAGGCGAACGGGTGGTCCGGCGTGGCATGCACCACGCCGTAGATGCCCATGCCGATGTAGGCGGTGCCGCCGAGGATCGCCAGGAGGCGGCCGACGTCGTAGGTCTCGCCGTCGAGGCCGGTGGCCGCGTCCTTGAGGATCCTGGCGACCAGGCCGCCGGCGAGCAGCGAGGGCAGCGTGAACATGAGGCTAGACCAGTCGGCCGATGACGAAGCCGATAAGCACGCCGAGCGCGGCCGCGGCAGGCGCCCACCAGCTCCGGTGACTGAGCGGCTCGACGTGCACGTCGATCGCGCCCTTGATGCGCCTCACCAGCGTGGCGGCGTCGGCCTGGCTGTCCTTCAGGATCAGGGACACCACATTCTTGAAGTTCACGGTGCGGCTCCTGCGGCGGGCGCCGCGGCGGGGTGGATCAGTGCCAGGGCCATCGCTTCGATGCGCTCACAGCGGCGCTGCCAGCCGCGCCCGAAATGGGCCCAGTCGGGATCCGCCTGCAGGAACGCCAGGCGACGGCGGCAGAACTCGCGCACGGCGCCGGCGACGTCGGCGCAGACGCTAGCGGAGGATAGGGTGACCGGCCCGAGCTGGTCGTCGATCTGCACGCCGAGCGCCCCCTGCAGCCAGGCGACGGTACGGTGCTTGTGCAGCGTGGCGTTGCCCATGCCGCTCATGACCTCGGCGTCGAAGCAGACGTAGGCCAGCGGCAGCGGCAGATCGTCGCCGTGCAGCGGGATCCAGTAGCGCTGCTCGTAGATGGCCAGCGCCTCCTCGCGCGTCAGGGCGCGCATGTCGGCCTCAGTGCAGGGCGTCTTGCGCCAGGCGGCCAGCACTGGCGCCGAGATGCCGCGGTTGGTGCCGATCAGCACGCCGGCGCCTACCGCACCGCCGGTCCAGTTGCCGCGATCGTTCGGATCGCGCTGGTATCCCTTCTCGAAGTCGTCGAGCGTCTCGTTGACGCAGGCCAGGAATGCGGGTGACATAAATGATCTCCAGGCGTAAAAAAACCGCCTCGCGGGCGGCGTGCTTGCGGCAGCGCGGACTACAGGTTGGCGAGCAGCGCGGTGGCCACGTCGTCCTCGAGGTAGGTACGCGCTGGCACCGCGTAGGCCGGCGGGTTCGGCATATCCGGCCACCAGGTGGTGAGATCCTGGCTCATCCACATCCGCGCCACCGGCCCGGTGACGACCCACAGCGGCGCCGCGGTGTGGTTGGTGCCTAGGTTGAGGCCGCTCATCCAGGTGGCATAGCTGATGTTGTCGAGAGGCGTGGAGACCTGCGTCCAGGTTCCGAGGCCGGCGGTGGTGTTCGCCTGGTACGCCGCGCAGCGGCCGAACCGCGGCTTGCCCACCGCCAGGAACACGCCGGCCGAGCTGACCGCCACATCCTTGAAGTCGATGAATTCTTCGATATGGATGGCGGTCCAGCTGGTGCCGGAGTTTGTCGAGTAGGCGATCAGGCCATCGTCGCCCACGGCCACCAGGTTGGCGCCATAGCCAGCCACCGCGCGCAGGATCCCGGTCGGTGCGGTCGGCGTCGACCAGGACGTGCCGCCATTGGTGCTCACCATGATCAGGCCGTTGCCGACCAGGCAGTGGATCGAGGATCCGCTACCGGCGGTGCAGCAGGCGCCATAGAGCGCAGCTGAGCCGGTGGTGTTGAGCGTGAAGGTGTCGGTCGACGGCTGGTACTGATAGACCGACCCGTCGTCGCAGCACAGGAACGCCGGGTATGCGCTGGCCGCGCAGTTGGCGGCCATGCCGGTGAAGTTCTTGGTCAGGCCGGTGGCGACGCCGGTGCTCATGGCCAGGCCGCCGGACGCGGTGCGCGACAGCACGCCGCCGTTGCCGAAGGCCGCCAGGTATTGGTTGCCGGATCCGTCGCGTAGCCAGCGCAGATTGTTGTAGGTGCCGGAGACGCACGCCGCCGTCGTCTGCGAACTGTACTGGATATGCGACAGGTTCGTAGAGTCGAGATTGACGATGTACGGCCCAGCCATGAACGAACCGGGCGGCGTGGCCGCCAACCCTTGTGACAACATGCGGCGCCAGTTGTAGGGGCTGTTGACCAGATCGATGCCGACGCCGGTGTCGTCGATGCGGTTGAACTTTGGGTCGGCTAGGAAGCTGGTGGCCCAACTGGCTTGCGCCAGTATATTTATGTTCCAGAAATTGCTGCTGTTTGCCGCCACCATACTCGCTGAAGCGCCGCCACTGAACGAGGCACCCAGTACGGGGTTGCCGAAGTTGGCGGTCGGCGATACCAGAGCCGCGAAGATACAGTCGTTGAAGGTGATGCCGTCCACTGCGTTAGAAAGCTGGAGCCAGCGCAGGTTGACGTTGTTGTACTTCTGGACCGTCTTGCAGCGGTTCATGGTGAGCGCGCCGGCCGCGCCACCTGCTGCGGAAAGGATCGCGACCAACTGGTTCTCGACCACGAACTGGCCGTCATCGATGGTCAGCGTCAGACCGCTGAACTGCGGAGGACTGATCGCCCCGGACTGCGATCCGGTGCCGGAGAACTGCACCTGCGGGCGCTCCAGGTAGTAGTTCACGCCAGGCTGGCCCAGGGCGCACATGTCGCGCGCGACCAGGCCCTTGACGTGGACCAAGTTGCAATGCGCCTCGGCACCGCATAGTTGGTTGACGTTGGAACACTCCAGGCCGTCGAAGGCGACGATGTTGCCGAGCGTGCCCACGAAACCTGTGCCACCGTGTATGCCGATCACCGCGTTGAACGGCCCGGTGAAGTTCACGCACCGCGCATTTCGGTGCAGTGCCTTGACGAAGGCGGTCGATCCAAAATGGTGGTAGGCGTAGCCGGTCGGCACATAGAAGTTGGACCCGTCGATGTACAGGTTTTCGGTGTGGCATCCGGGGAACTCTCCGGCGTGAGCGCCGGGCCAGTACAGCGACACGTTCCGCAGGCGGCAGGCGTAGGCGACCACGCCATCGTGCTGCACACCGCCGATGCAAATGGCATTCTCCAGCAAATTGCTGCTGCCGAGCTGCGGGAACTGACGCTGCCCGAAACGGTAAATGCGGCCATTGCTGCCCGGGTTAGTGCCGTCAGCCGGGTGCACGTAGTACGTGTAGCTGCCGGTGGTGTAGCCGCCGGTGTAGGTGCCAGGACCGCTCACGGTGAACGTGCCGGGGTGTGCGTCGACGTAGGCCTGGGCCGTGGCCAAGTTGGTTACGCCGCCGATGGTTCCGAATCCCCAGTCGATCATGGTCATGCGACTGACGTTGTCGACCAGGATCGGATAGCCGCGGTTGGCGATCTCCGACCAGGTGTGCGAGACGGTGGTCTGGTAGGTGTTGCTCAGGCCGCCCGTCGCCGTCCACGTGGCGCCGCCGGGGATGTCGTCCAGCCCCATGAAGACCGCCCTATTGCCGGGGTCGCCGACGATCGACACGCCGGTGGTGGCGCCGGCTACGAAGGACTCCTTCAGCACCGCCCCAGGCGCCAGGCGGATCGTGGTTCCGGCGACGGCCGCGGCGAAGGCGGCGGTGAGCGTGGAACGGCGAAGCCTGCGTGCCGGGGTTGGCATCGTTTCCGGTCGCCGGGTTGACCCACAGCGTGCGTGCGCGCAGGTTCAGTGCCGTCTGCCCGTTCATGCCGTCGGCGGTGCCCACATAGCCGGCGCCGCTCGAGGAGGCGAGCTGTGGGAAGGTGATGCCCTGCGCCAGGTACCAGTGCGCGCTGTCGGCATCAGGCGCGCTGCTGCTCGGGCCCACCGCCGAGTAACAGACGTACAGCATGTTATTCGGATCGATGGAAGCATCGTTGACAGCGTAGGCCGTGCTCGAGCTCCAGTTGCCGCGCAGGTTGTATGGGCGCGACAGCGCGCTCGGAAGATTGTTGATCTGCGTCTGCAGGCTGCTCTCTGCCGCCTCGGCGCGATTGGTTTCGCTGGTCAGTGCCGACGAGCTCGCGGCGCCCAATGTGGACAGCGCGGTCGCGGAGGTGCCGTCGCTGCCGAACAGGCCCGCGGCCCAGTTCAGCAGGTTCTGCAGAGCCGTCTTGAACTGGCCCTGCGTTGTGCCTCCGGAGTTAGGCGGCAGGCCGTTGTCGAAGTTGTTGTAGGGAGGCAGAGGCGTCGTCATTTCTTCGCTCCTTTACGCGGCTTGGTTTCTTCGCGCGGCTTGCTCAGCTGCGCGTCGATCTGGGAATTGATGCTGGTGAGGATCGGCAGCACCGCGCTGGCGGGCGCATGCGATGCGGACAGGATCTGGATCAGCGCGTGCACCTGCACTGCCGGCAGCTCGAAGCGGATCGCGGTGCCAGGGTCTACGGTGTGTTCCATGGAGAGCCTCAATTACGCTGCAAGTAGTCCATAATTTTTTAAAGCCAGCACGACGTCGCCTACGGTGTAGGCCGACGTGCCCGCGCCTCCGGTAAAGGTCGAAGTAGAGGTAGCGGTGGTACCGGAACCTGCGGTGAAGCCGGCGGACGTTCCAGTGGTCGATTGCTGCGCCACAGCCGTCGCAGCGAAGAAGGACAGCTTTGCCGAAGTGCCGCAGATCGACGCGGTACCGGTCGAGGTGCCGGTGTTGATGTTGACGGCGTTGTTGCTGCTGGCGTTGAAACTCATCGCGCCGCCGGTTGCGGTTATGGCGGCGCTGAAGGTGGACCCCGCGCCGGAGACGCTGATGCCGCCGCTAAAAATCCCGCTTGCTCCGGTCACCGACCCGTTCTGGCTGACCTTGAACAGCGTGCCTCCGCCATTGGTATGAACGGCCAGGAAATCGCCGGCCCACCCACTCGGGGCATTTATACCGAGCACCGTGCCAGACGTATTCCAACTGCTCGGCGCCGACGCACCGGAGTTCAGGTAGACCAGCGGCTGCGTCGTAGTGCCGGTGCCGCCAGTGAACGGCGCCGTGGTCAATGTGATCGAAGGCGCGCTTGCGGCGGCCGCGCCCGACCACGTCACCGCGGTGTTGAGCAGCGGAATATTGCCCCCGCTCGTACCGGTATTTTGCGTCGCTGCTGTCCCGAACGCCGTCCCATTCGTCTTCAGGACAGTGATTGCGCCGCTGCTCGATAGCGTGCCGTCGCCGGACAGCGCGACCGATGCGTAAGCTGTTGCGCCGGCGTTGCCCACCAGAAGCGCGCCCACCGCAGGAGCGGTGTTGGGGACGATTGCCGCCTTCGTCTGCGCGTCATTGGTTACGTTGCCTAGGCCCACATCGCTGCTGGTGAGCGTCACCGCCCCGGTGCGCCCCGCCACCGACAGCACCTCCGACGCGATGCCGTCAAGCTTCTGCCAGGTCCCGGTCGATGCCGAGAAGATCGCCTCGTCGCCGACGTTCCACTGGCTGATGCCGTCGAGCGTGGTGCTGCCGGCGACGCTGACGATGTACGTCGCGCCATCCGCCCCGGTGCCGGAAGCCAGGGTCGGCGTGTTGGTGTTGGCGTTCCAGGTGCCGGCGAAGTATCTGGTGCCGGCAGGCAGGTCCGACACGGTCAGCGCGCGGAACGTCGGCGCGGCCGCGCTGCCGCTGCTCGGGCCGCAGAGGAAGGTGTTCTTGGTCTGCGTCTTGAACGACAGCGTCCCGCTGGCCGCGCCGCCGCTGACGCTGAAGATCACCGGCGTCGAGTAGAGGACGTTGTCGGTGTTGAGCGTGATCGAAGTGACCGCGTCCGGCGCGGCCGAACCCCAGGCGTTGGTCGACGTGTTCCACAGCTGCAGCCGCGCCAGCGAGGTGTTGAAGACCAGCTGCCCGGCCGATCCAGAGATCGGGTTGCTCGCCGTGAGAGCCACCTGCGTCGGGATGAAGTCTTCGGCCATGGCCCGTCAATCCGTGAAGCTGTACTGCGCCGAGAAGGTCAGCGCGGTCGGGTCGCTCGACCACTGGTCGTAGCAGGCCACGCGCAGGTAATACGTCGTCCCCGGCGTCAGGCCGGGCAGCGCCACCGAGGTCGCGATACCGGAATAGAACTGCGTGCCCGCACCCGGCGGCGTGAAGCCGTTGCTGGTCGAGTAGTACGCGGCATAGCCCGCCGCATCGCCCTGCGTCGACGCGCCCCAGCTCACCGTGACGCTGGCGCCGCTGCCGCTCGAGGTGACACCGGTCACCGCCGCCGGCGCCGGCTTGGTGGCGGTGACGCTCGCCGGTGAGGAGCTGCCGGCGCTGCTGTTGGCGGTGACCTTGACGACGTAGCTTCGCTCGATGTCGCCGTCGGCTACCGCGTAGTCGCGGGTGTACGTGTAGGCCGTCGTCGCAGTCGTCGCAGTGCGCAGCAGCGTCACGCCGTCCGACTTGTAGACCTGGACGGTGTAGCTGGTGGCGTTGGCGGATGGGTTCCAGCTCAGGTTCAGGTTGGTGCCGGTCCAGCTCACCACGGCCAGGCCGGTGACCGCGCCCGGGATCGCCACCGCCGGCGCCAGCGTCACGGTGTAGGGGCTGACGCTGGCCAAGCTCTGCAGCTGGGCGCCGAACAGGTTGAAGCTGAGGAACTTGACGTAGATCGTGGTGCCGATCTGCTCGGCGACGTAGTTGTACTTGAAGATCGAGTCGTCGAGCCGCACGAAGCTGCTGCCGATCGGATGGTCGGCGATCGGCGTGCGCGCCTGGCCGCGCCGGATCGTCCCGGTGAGGTTGTAGGCGTTCGGCCCGGTCAGGGTCGAGGTGGTGTAGCTAACGCACTCCGTCCCGCCCAGCAGTGACAGCGTGGCCGCCACGGCGGCCTGGCCGGTGGTGGCCGACTGTAGCGTGCCGTTGCTGGCGCTCATGTCCACCGACAGCGTGTCGGTAGTGTCCGGGTCGGCGTGCAGCGGAAAGTCCGCGGTGAGCGAGCCGTAGCGGGATCCTGTATTGACGATGCCCGGGCTGCCGCTGACCTTGCTGCCGGCGGCCGCACTGCGGTTGATGGTGCCGACCTGCTTGTAGGTGGTGCCGTCGACGCTGACCCATACCTGGCAGCCGCCCCAGTTCGGGCTGGAGCCGGCCACCGCCACGCCGAGCTGCAAGCTCTGCGTCGGCGACACGCCCAGCCAGCCCGGGGCGTTGCTGCCCACCAGGGCCGCCGGCACATTGAAAAAAACCGGCGTGGCGACGTCGCCAGGCGGCGCCTGCGCCGCGTTGCCGTTGCCACCACTGAGATTCGGCGCGGTCGCCTGCGGGATGGCCGTGCCGACGCCCAGGATGAAGTCCTCGGCGGTGATCTTCAGGTTGAGCTTGTCGTCCTCCTCGATCGCGGTGATGCGTACAGGCAGCTGGTTGTAGCCCTCGAGCGTGCCGCTCAGGGTGACGATGTCCATCGGCTCCGCCAGGCAGTACTTGGTCGGCACCGTGAAGGTGTAGGTGTTGCGGATGTAGAGGCCGCGCTGTAGCAGCAGCTGCACCGCAAGCTGCGCCACGCTGGCGGCGCAGATGCCGTGCGCGGTGATGGTGCTGCCGGTGCGCAGCCCGTACTGGTCGATGGCGGCCTGGTCCATCGCCTCTGCCGGAAAGCTGTTGTAGTTGTTCGAGCGGTCGAGGAACTCCAGCTTCAGATCGTTGTAGGCGTCTGAGGCGCTGCCGCGCGCGACCATGATCGGATCGGTCTGCTGGTTGGCGCCGCTGACCGTGCCGCCGGTGATGTAATCGTCGTCGGTAAAGTTGAAGACCGGCGTGTTGTTCGGATTCCAGGTGACGCCGTTGCCGGTCAGGGACTGGTCGCCGTACGGGATGATCTTCAGCTGAGCCTGCGACCAGACGATGGCGCTGTTGGCCCACTTGGTCCAGTCCGACAGGTACTGTTGCACCTGCTGCTGCTGGTCCACCACCGGCGAGAAGAAGAAGCCGGCGGCGGTGCAGTAGTTCCGGAAGTTGCTCAGGTCGCCGATGCTCGACGACGGGAAGCCGGCGCCGTAGCGCGTGTTGGTTAGCAGGTCCGGGATGATGTCCGCCGGGTTGGCGTCCGGCGTGGTGCTGCCGAGCGCCCACCAGTACGTGCCGGTCTGGTTCAGGTAGCCGGCGGCCTGGTTGGGGTGCGTCGAGGTCGGACCAACCTGGGCGAAGCAGACATACGGCTGGCTGTTCGCCGGATCGACCACGTAGTCGCCCGGGTTGTATGTCGAGGCCGACGACCAGGTGCCGCGGCTGTTGTAGGGGTTGGCCGTCTGCAACTGCCCCAGGATCTCGAAGTTGTAGTTCGGCAGCCCGGCCGAGCTGTCGAGGCTCAGGTTGCCGTTCGCCACCCAGGCGGTGCCGGCATAGGCCAGCGCCTGGTCGGAGTGATTGCTCGACAGATAGGACCAGACTGGCTGCGTCGGCGAGCCGTTGGAAAAGGTCAGCGACTCCTGCTGCAGCGGCGTGTTACCGCTGGCGTCGGTGACGATGACCTGGCGGCTCTTGAAGATGCGGTTGACGCCGCCGATCTGGCCCTCGCAGATCGCCATCATTACCGCGGCGGTGTAGGTGTAGGAGGTCGCGCCGCCGCCGCCCTTGCCGCCCTGCTGCTGCGCGTGGGCCTGGAAGTCGTTGTACCAGATGGCGTTGGTTGCCACGCGGTTCTGGCCGTAGACGATAGGCAGCGGCTTGCCGTAGTTCGAGGCGTTGATCTGCACGCCCTGCACCGCCGTGGCGTTGCTGCCGCCGCCGCCGCTAAACATCGAAGCCGCTCCAGCGGAATGCGCGCCGCTCACGCCACCCCAGCTCGCCCTCGTCGAGCCGAGCCCGCCGCACCTTGCCCTCCGCCACAATGGCGTGGACGATCTCGCCGGCGCCGATGAAGAAGCCGCCATGGCTGTAGCAGCGCCCGATGCGCCAGAGCAGGATGTCGCCCGGCTCGAGCTGCGCCTCCTGGATCTCGCGGCAATACTCCAGGACGAAGCCGAGGAACCGCTCCTCGCCGCGGTGCAGGTGCCAGTCCGGCGGGTAGTGGTCGGTGGGGCGGATCCGCGCGCCCAGGTTGACCAGCACCGCGCGCAGCAGCTGCGCGCAGTCCACGCCGGCACCCTTGACGCTGGCCTCGTGGTGCCACGGCGTGCCGCACCAGCTCAGCGCCTCGGCGACGATCGCTTCCCGGGTGATCATCACATCAGCCCTATCTCGGGATTCGGCACGTAGGGGAAGCCGCGGTAGTTGGCGACATTGTTGAACTTGCCCAGGCACGTAGTCGGCGTCTTGTCGCACCCAGGGTAGATGGTGAAGGTGTCGCCGTTCGCCGGCGGCGCGCCGAGCGGCTGCACCAGCGCCACCTGGCCCGAGGCGTTGAGATAGGTGCGCACGTAGCGCTTGAGCCCACTATTGGCACCCGAGGTGAAGGTGATCACGCCTAGGTTGAAATAACCGTCCGCCTGGGTCAGGCTGGTGTTGAACTGCGACACCGTGCCGCCGGATCCCACTACGGCGCCGCTCACCGTGAACGCAGCGCGGCTCAGTGTGCAGCCGGCGTCATACAGCGAGTGCGAGCACTGCGGCTGGAACAGCACGCGCGGCATCTGGATGTTGAGCAGGTCCAAGTCGGACTTCACGGTGAGCGTCAGCTTGCTGCGGCCGCCCGACACGTCGGCGACGCGGCCGTAGAACAGCTTAGGCACCAGGCCGGTGATCGGCTGCAGCGGCGAGGGCCCGACCGCGCGGTCCACTTGGACATAGCAGCCGTCGAGGCCGCCGTTGAGCGCGAACTGCAGGAATGGGTTGGACCCCACCAGGTCGGTGGTGGTCGGGTAGCAATCCACCTGCAGATCGTCGACCTCGACCCCGACCTTGAGCCGGTACGGGCTGCGCTCGATGCGCAGCGCCGTGCCCAGCCAGGTGTTGCCGCCGAAGCTGATGTCCTTGTCGCCACTGGCGTAGCGCAGCACCGAGCCGTTCGCCAGGTTGAAGGTGTAGAGGTTGACGATGTACAGCTGGGTGAGGCCGACGGCCGACAGCAGATTGCTGACCGCCGTGGTGACTGGGATCATGAGGCCCACATCGGCGTCGAGGCATCGGCCGCCCACATCGCCGCGTCGTCGCCGCTCCACATCGGGCTCATATCTTGGTCCCCAGGCAGCCGCGGAACGTCAGCCCGGTGTGGCTGTAGTAGTAGGGCATCTCCTGCACGAACTCTGTGGTATCGTCGGTGAAGCGGCAGCGGTAGTAGAAGTAACCAGACCAGTACACCGGCGTGCCTGACGGCGGCGCGGTAGTGAAGGTGATCTGCGAACCGCTGATGGTGAAGGCGCCCAGGCCGGAGCCGGCGAGCCACATCGGCGTCGTCGGATCGGACACCCACATCGCCGTCGACGAGTCAGACGACCACATCGCCGGGTCGGTGGTGACCGTCGCGGCGTTGACGTTGGCGACCGTGTCCGAGGCGCCGCCGTAGGGCCGCGTCAGCGTGAACGTGCGGGTGGTGCCATCGCCAGTGCCAATCTGGACGTTACAGGCGTAGTTGTCGGTCGGATCGCTGTAGAGCCAGCTGTCCCAGGAGCCGAGCACCTGGTTGTAGAAGCCCAGCAGCTGCTGGAGCTCGGCGAAGCGCGCGGGCGTGCGCAGGAAGTCGTAGGGCAGCTCGAAGTCGTAGACCGGGCTGCTGGACAGCGCGATGCGCAGCTCGCGCATCGTCACCGTCGCCTGCACCAGCGTCGACCAGACCGGCTTCTTCTTGATCCCCAGCCCGCGCCCGGGCAGCGCGGGGAAAACCAGGTTGCCCATCAGCCGGGCACCGCGAACCGTCGCGCGGCGCGCTTGAGCATCGCCACCGCCGCGGCCTCGTTGCTGGCGATGGAATGTGCCGTCTCGCCAGGCGCAGCGTGGTAATGGTAGGACTGGCTCGTCGCGCCACCACCGCCGCCCATGGCGCTGCGCACGGTATCCGCCACCGGCGCCGGCAGCACCATCTCGCGCGCATGCAGCTGCGTCAGAGGGTTGACGCCGGCGGGGATGTCGTAGCCGCCCTCGGCGCTGGCGATCTGGCTACCGATGGCGAAGATCGCCGCGCCGGTGGCCAGCGCTACGGCCGGCGCCAGGAACGGGCCGACATAGGGAATGGCGCTGATCGACGACCAGGCCGCGGCAATCGCCTTGTACGCGCTGATAGCCACGTCCTTGATACCCATGGCAATGGAGATCGCGATCGACTGCTCCTTGCTGGCCTCCTCGATCGCGACGCGCTCGGTCGCGCCGGTCGCTGTAGCCACGGTCTGCATCAGTTCCTTCGCCGCCCAATGCATCACCATGTCCGCAGCCATCTGCTCGAAACCCTGCACCAGCGAGTTCCACATGCCCTTCATGGCATTCGAGAAGCGCAGCTGGCCATTCATCATCTGCACCAAGCCGTGCGACCAGGTGCTTTCCATACCGGTGACCATGTTGCGGAACGGCGCCAGGCGCTCGTTCGCCCCTTCCCGGTCGATCACGGCCATGTTGCGCTGATGCTGCCGCTCCAGCTCCTCGATCTGCAGGTTGAGCTGGTTGGCCGCGGCCAGGTCCTTATTGCCGCCGTTTTCGCCCTGGGCCAGCGCCAGCTTTTGCTGGAGCGCCTGGCGCTCGATCTCGAATTTGCGGTTCTCGAAGTCCTGCGTCTGGCGCAGCAGCTCGCTCTTGTCGATCAGCCCCTGCTGCTCGTCCATCTCCGCCAGGCGCTTCTCGAACTCGATCTCGGCCAGGCCTTCCTTCTGTACGAAGGCAATGCGGTCCTCCTCGATCTTCTTCAGCTGGTCGGACTTTTCCTGGGCGATCTTGACGATCTGGTTCTGCGCCCCCAGCCACTTGCGACCGACATCGAGG